TTTCTTCTATCCTATAGTTAAGCCCTTCAGCTCCTCGTAATTCTACTACTTCTTTATTCTCAGTTAAGAACTTTAAATATTTCTCTTTCTTACTATAAAACTTACGAACAATAAACAACTGGTCGTCGCTATCACCATATGTAGAATTATAACTTACTGTTAGCTTATATCTAGTCCTGAACAGGCTTATCAGCCAGTTCCTCGCCTGTTTTAGCCATTTCTTTAATTTGTTCATCTGTTAACATTCCTAATGCTTCCTGTATGTATTCTTCAAGAGACATACCTCTCTCTGCTGCATGCTTTCCTGCAGCTGCTAGTAACTCGTTAGGGATTTTAAACTTCATACCATTCTTTACCAAGAAATAGCAAAGACTCAGCCTCTCGTCGTCTGATTAGTCCTTCTAATCTTTTACCACCTGCTTTGTTCCATCTTTTCATTTGTGCTGGAACTTCATCATAATCTCCAGCATTTAAAACTTTAAGCATGGTAGACGATTTTAGATTGGCAGGGCCAAGATTATATACCCATGATACTAGGGCGTCGAATTGATTTTGTGAAAGGGGTGCAGTTACAAAGTCGTTGATATAACTTTCATACTCATGTAGTTCTTCAACTAACATTTCCTCTGCATCTTCCTTTGTTATTTGCATGCCTGGTTCGACATCTTTTGTGTGTCCATAACCGATTGTCCATACACCAGCTGAACATTGATAGGCGTATAACTCACACCCTTCGAATTTTTTAATGAGGGATAAACCCTCTGCGCTTGTTTTCAATAGTTTCTCCTATGTTTCTTTTCTCGCTTGATTCTTTTCTTTTCGACTACTTCCAAGTCTACAAATCCTTCTTCTGTTAGTAGGTTTATCATAGCTTGTAAGTCTCCGACTTCTTCAGATAAGCACTTTCTTTCGTGCTTTCCACCATTATGCCTGTATACTTTAGAACAGGCTTGGGCAAATTCACTTGCCTCCTCCATTGCTACTATGAGCAAGTAGGGGTCTATTTTACTCAAAATACTTTCTCCTAAAATAAGAGTGCCACAACTAAGTGGCACTCAAGTTATGACAAGACACTAGCCGAGTTTCGTCATTGTGTTTATTATAACACTTGCGACCATTGATACTAACGCTAAGTTAAGTATCGTCTCCATCGCTTTGTCTACTTCTCTGCTGTGCTCTGTCTGTAATAGTTTTTTAACTAATTCCACCGTTAATCTCCAAGATTTTCCTCTTGGAATCTGGAGTTCTAGACAGAGAGATTGTCAGTAATCCGTCTTGTAGGTTTACTTCATCTACTTGTAGTTCCGAATTTAGAATAAATCTTCGTTCAAAAGATTTTAAACTAAGTCCCTGATGGACAAATCGTTCGCCATCATCTAACTTGTGTTCCTTTTTTCCTTTAACATGAAGTTCTTCGCCGTCTGCGACAACTTCTAGTTCATCTTTACTCCAACCTGGCAAGGCAATTTCTATACGATAACTACCCTCACTTTCGATTATGTTATATCTAGGATATGCATGCTCTGTATAGCTTGGTAGCTGTGGCATATCCAATCCAAGCCAAAATTTACTTAAATCAATACTCATTTTAATTCTCCAATATTCCTTTCGGTAATAATTGTTTAGCCTTTCGGTCTAAACGGGTTAAGCGAATGTAAAACCTTTTCACATTCTTACTATTATTATACCAAAAATCATACCGAAAGTCAAGAACTATTTTTCATTTGGTTAGTCCTTGAAGTCAATGTGTCCTTGTTCTTTCATGTAATCTAGCGTAACTGAAATTCCCTCTCTCTTTCCTGCATACCAACTACCTGCGCATGCTATGACAAGGAAGATAAGATACGCGATATCGTTATCATTCATAATTTTTCTCCATTTGTAATATTATACCACGCTTGCTACCAAAAGTCAAGAACTTTTTATAACTATCTCAAAAATAGTTCTTGACAAATGGTTTAAAATTTAGTATAATATTATAAATGAAAAGATGGACTGACAAAGAGTATGCGTATCTAAAGGAGAACTACAATGTTTTGCCTATGCATATCATAGAAAGCCAACTAGAAAGAAGTGCAAGTTCAATTCGTGCTAAGATTCATTATCTTCGGCGACGAGGTTGGACATTTAATAGGAGAAAAGACTGCCAAGAATAGTAATAAAAAATATGTCATTTGAGAAAGCGTTACGAATTTTTCGTAAGAAGTGCGATAACGCTGGTATAAAAGATGATGTTCGCAAGAAAGAATACTATGAAAAGCCAAACGCAAAGAGAAGGCGTGTCAAGCAAGAAGCGATTAGACGCAAAGACAGGGCTAGAGCTAAGGAATTAGCCGAGATAGAGAGAAGATTGCGACAACAAAGATGGAGATAAACATTTCATTTTGCAACTACACATCAGAAAAATAAAATATTTTATCATCAATTCAAGGTTTTCGAATTCGCTTTTTCATACCCCACCAAAAAATTGTTCTTGATTTTTTGCTAAATTCGTGATATAATAATATCATAAAAAATGATAAGTTAGATTAAATTAGAGATTAACACTATTCACGCTACTCGCTAACATCGAAATTACATTTCAAGAGAGCTCTGTAGCCTAAAGCGAAAGAGCTTACCTTGTAATTGATGTTGTTTAGCGAGTGACTATGTTATAAATATAATCAACCAATCATATACCCAATGAAACAAGATATTCGCAATGAATACTCACAAATTGTTTCCAATTCCAAATTTTCCAACAAGTTGCTACAATTGCGTCCGATTTCAAGTATATTTTTTACCTATGTAATTGAATGACCATACATAAATTATCCTAAATTTGTACTCTAGCTATATTAATTTTTCGTAGGTTTACTACTAGCCGTAAGGACTAGCAAGGCTTTGCAACCCCGCTCAGTCCTCAGGTTGTGGAAAGCGTACATTTCTTACGCTTGTGGTGAAACGGAAGTTATCATCAAAAAGCGTGATAATCATTCCTAGTTCTTTGTGGTCTCTTGGCCCTTTCTCTATATAAAAGTATTTCCCAAATTTTTCAATGACAGCTTTAGTTTTGCTACTATTGGGAAGTAGCTCAACTATTCTGTCTTTCCATGCATTCACAACGCTTCCTCTAGTGTTGTCATCAAAATCTTCAAATCGGCTTTGGGAGATTTCTCTAACCCCGCTACTGATTCATAATTGATTTGCAAAAGAGTAGATATGTTCTGAACAATCTCTTTTTTGGTTATCGGGTCTTCGCCAGTCTTTGTCTTATAGACAGTTTTCTTATAAACTCCTTCTCGAGATAGTTTACCAATTATAGATTTTATACTTTTGTCTAAATCATCTGCTAATTGTTCAACTGTTTCTCTACTAGGATTATCTTGGTAGGCTTTTTTCATGAGTTCTACCTGCTCACTTGTGTAGTTCACACTCATACTATTTCTCCTAAATCTCCTGTAAAATCTATATCATCTTGATTTCGTTTCCATACTACTAATATGTCGTGTATCTCCATTGGCGTCATCAGCCATTCTTTAGATAACAACTTAATAGCAGCTGGCTCATTCATTTCTTGCAGTATTACTAAATCTTCATACTCCTCGATTATTTGGTCTTGTATTGCTTTACTTATTTTATTATGCACACGACTTCTCCCAAGCATCTACTAATGCTTCGCCTGTTAGTTTATTTTGTGTCATATAAACAATCGCTCCATTCTGTAGTTCTCTTTCTATTGTGCCATCATTGTATGTAATATCTATCACATTACCACTATCTGTGTCTTGTGGTCTAGTTTCATACCACATAGATTTTAAACTATGCACATGGATATGTTGAACGCCTTTAGCCCATTTCTCAGCTAGTAGTTCTTTGCGTTTATTTTCTATCATATCGCTATACTCAGTCATACCTTACCCCAACTTTGCAATCTTCAAAGAAGTCATACACCATTTCATCTAAGACTTCTTGTGGCTCATATTCTTTACCATTCTTAGCCTCTTTCAAATCCCACCATGAAAACTCTGGGTGATGGGTATCCCAACCACTCCATTCTTCTAAAGTTTCGATAAGTTCACTTCCATCTGCTTCACAAATGTCATGATTAACTTCTCCTGTATCTTCATCAATCCAGCACTCCATAACTCCAACAAAGTTTCTAAACTCGTCCTCGTATGTCATCTTTGCAGTAGGCATACCACCTAACTCATCAAAAATATACTGTATAAAGTTTTCTAGGAAAGGCACAGGAGGACTCCACGCAGAATGACCACTCATTCCATATTCGCTCCAATCATCTACTTGTATCCACTTGGCTCCCATTTGTTCACAACCCCAGCTATACCAATCTTCCTCATTGTAAGGCACAGGGTATATAGGTAAGTTTTGCACTTCATAGGATAACCACTCCATTTCTCCATTTTTTGTTTTACACATTTCCCCTAGATTTTCTACTAAGGTAGTCTGGCCTGCGTCCAAACTCAAATCTATATTAAAATATACATGATTTGCCATAATTTATTCTCCTAATATCGGCCTGTTTCATAAATAATCCATACTACTGTGCCACCGACTACTGCAAGTGTATGAATACCGAACATATATAGAAACCATACTAAATCCAATAGAATTTGCACTATATATCTCCTTCTGCCCTGTTCTCGCTTCGAATAATCTCAAAGCCATTAGGGTAGCGTTTCTCTAATTTCTTAATGTTTTCCTCAATTATTTGGCTAGGTTGGTAGCCTAATGACATAACTCCCTGCGACCAATACCAAATGATGTCGCCTAATTCACGCATTAGGTGAAATTGGGTTGCTTTATCCAGCTCTTTTCCTTGAAAAACACATTTTTTCACTATCTCGGCAAACTCGCCTGTCTCACTTTGCATGCCAATAACGGCAGTAAGTAAGCGAGGCAAATTGGCCTCATGTTCTAATGACCATAGCCTATGCCCAAGCGCAGTCATATCTTTACTTTCTTCGCTTGTTGTATGGTCTACAAATTTTGCATAATCGTCAATCATCTTTTTCTCCTTCAACTTTTAGCAATTTTAATAATCTTTCCATGAGAACTTCGTATTCTTTCGTAAGCATGCCCAACTCAATGTTGAGTTGTTCAATCTGCTCTACTATTGTTGTCATGTCCTCATCACATAATTGCAAGAGGTCGCGTATTCGCGTAATCTCCTCTTGCCTATACTTCTGTCCTACACGCTCGTGCATTGTAGGAAAAGGTATGACATTATCGGGCAACATAGTTTTACTACTTTGGTCGCCAGGCTTTCCTTTATTACTCAAAATAGCCCCTCGAATATGTCATGTATGATGGCTAAGGCTACTGTGCCCATAAAGCACAGTCCCATGAAGCCAATGTATAAATCTACAAATATTACTTCCATATCGCCACACTTAGAATTACTACTAACCATAAGTATCCGAAACTTAGCAATATCCATTCCATTGGGTCGCTACTATCAAAGTCTGCCCAAATCGTGTCTAACCATTTCTTCATTGGTAGCCTCCATCATTGTTGTTGTCGAAATACATATATAGCAGAAACATTGCTACTAACACTACTACTGTAAAATCCATTAGCTTACTCCTTCACAGATAGCGTCCCACTTGTCTGGCTCGACAGGTGTATGCATTGTTATTTTTACATTTCTCTTTTTAGGTTGAGCCACCTCATACTTTACATCAATTCCATTCTTGCGTAGAATTGATACTTTGCGTAAGAATGTTTTGTATTCGCTTTGTGGTAGTTTTACTACTAGCATGGCAAACCTCCTTTCGCTACATACTCTCTCAACGCTTTATGCGTTTTAGGTATAATTGTGTCGTCTGGCATTTTGTATACCAGCTTATAACCTCGTTTTACTACTTCGTTTCTGCACTTCTGTTTTAGCTTAGGTGTTTTTCTATCATCATTGATAGTCGCCATTAGCTCTTGAAGCGGAACATCTTTGATATAAAAGTGCTTATACTGTTTACACTTTTGGCTATCAGTTGACATACGCCTACCCCTTGCGTCTTTTCGGTAGACTCTTTCGCTTGGTTTGAATTTGATTGGCATGTTGCCCTCCTTTTTAGTTCTGCTACTATTTCGTTTTTATATCTATGATTAGGGAAGTTGCTGAGTAAGAGTTTCAAGTGCTTAGTAGTAGCCCCTTCGCTCTTTACCCATTCCAAAAACATAGCCCATTTCTTGTTTGGCTTAGTCATACGCATCGTCCTCAGCCAATGCTGTGTGGGTATCTATGTATTCTTGCACTTTGTATAAGTGTTCTTCATACTCCCACGCAGTATCAACTGTATTGTAAGCATACTCAATGCCTTCTAAAATCATTTGCTTAGAAGTGCTACTATACTTTCCATCATATAGCTTTAGGTGTTCTTCTACTTCTTGTAGCTCTAGCACACCATAGATTTTGCACTCATAAAACTTTTCTAACTTCTGCATAGCTTCCCATAAGCTGTGCGTATGAAAAAAGAGCAAGCCGTCATCGCGGTCTTGCTCTTGCTGTAAGTTATCTGCCACTTGTGCCTCCACTTACTATTCTGACTGTGCCTACTACACTAGGTGTCTGCACCTCGCCGTCAAGTCCTCCTTTGTGCTTTCTGAACTCGCCTTTCCAATACCCACACTTGTTTCTGCGTGTGAGTTCTTTGCGAATTAGTTTGCCTTCAGGTGTTTGCTCGTGGCGTCTATCTTCCAACTCAATGCTATCGAGTTGCATAATTGCTAAGTATTGTGAATTAACTTGTGCCATGATTTTCTCCTTTAAGTTTATAATTTTAATATGAATATATTATATCACGCCTTGAGGGTGTTGTCAAGAACTATTTTAAGTTTGGCTTCAAATTTTTGATGTGAATTTGGTAGGAAGAAAAAAGCCGAGCACTCATTGGCTCGGCACAAAAACTGTTTTTATGTTTCATTGGTATTTACGCATATATTTCCAATGTGGAGTGCTTACGTGCGGAAAGGCTTATCTCCTTAGTTTTATTACTATAGCTGGTTGGAATTTGATTACTGCTCCGTCGAGCGACCAGCACCTTTTATAGTGAACTTGCGTAGCTTTTATACTGTGTCCACGCCTGCAGTTTGAGCATCTCGGATTTCTTTACGCGCAACCTCAAATGATGCTACATTACTCCTATGCTAGTTAGTGCTAACTGCCCCACTTACCCTACTCTCGCTACTTCAACTTCACGCGTGGGATATCCTCGCAGTTAGCGATGAAGTTCTCTATACGCACGGCCCGCCCGTTCTTATGGTAGTTGCGACACGGCTCTATAAACTTCTTCGCCCTGTAGTGGCAGGTAACGATACGCCTAAGTAAGTATCCTGCCCTTCGGTCAACACCTCTTGGTAATCAGCTGATAACGGAGGTGTGCCATTGTGTTCGTTATCTGCATTAGCATAGTTTGGTCGAGGACTCTATGCAAACTCTATGTCTATTTCAAGCGAGGACATAACTCACTAGGTCTGCTACTTGCATGTTGCTACCA